AAAAGATATATTGGAAAAAAACTTGCAAAATTTGCAAAAACCAAGTATCGTATAGTTAAGTTAAAGAATGGCACAAAGAAAAGAAAAAAGATAAAAGAAAAAATAGACTCAGATTGGCAAACATATTACGGCTCATCGAACGATTTAACGGCAGACATCGAAGCACTCGGCAAAAGCTGCTTTACCCGTGAAATACTCTACTATTGTTACAGCAAGGCAGAGTGTAGTTACGTAGAAGCAAGAGAACAGTTTAGGCACAAGGTATTAGAATCTGACGAATGGTATAACGGACAAATAAGAGTTAGAGTCCACCAAAGCCAGCACGTCATTAACGAATCAAATCAAGACTAAACAGGCTCACACAGAACCCTCATAATCAGCACATAAGATTGATCCATCGGTTACTTTGGATTGTGGAAAACGCAGGCGCTCCCTGCACACGTACACGTTGTTTCTGTGAACCCTGGGTTCGACGTAGAATGCCCTGCTGACATTCGAACAACACATATTACTCATGAAAACCCTTTAGCAACAGGAACGAAGCGAGGGATAGCTGTAAAAAGCGATGTCGATGTAGGTTGGGAAAGATCAGAGCCCAATGAGTAGTGTAAAATACCTATTTCCATGAAGGCTGTTAACGAGGGTTAATGTAATTCAAAAGATGGAACCATGAAGTTGGTTCCGTCTGACTGAAAACTTCCGGTTAATGTAACATATTTAATATCAAATAAAATTCAACACGAACGCCAGTGAGTGTTGGATGAACGTAGTTCATCTCTTAGTTCTGGTTGACAAATAAATTAAACGTATTATAATGGTCTATGATACGTTTTAAATACTTGACCAACTTTTTAAGTGTGGGAGGTAATTAATTAATGACAACAACAACTTATGTAGTAGCTAAAGAAAAAGACTTGTTACACGCTAGCTCTGATTCTGAAGCTAATGAAATAGTAATGATGCTTAAAGAGTCTGAGCCTGAAGAAAAATACTGTGTATTAGAAGTGCATCCTTGTCGACCCAAGGGACTAGGCAGAGATCCGGACTTATATAACTAATGGATAAAAGAAAACGAGTAGAACTGGAAAGTGCTTTTTTAGCATTTTGCAATGTAGCATCTGACATGGGTTTTGATTTTTCATATGACAGTAAATTAATATGTCATCATAAAAACGATTCAGCTCATGTTGTTAATAACAACGTTAATTTGGATCCACGTGAGTTTATACCTACAGACACTCCAGAGACAAATGAACTCAATTAACTAGAAGAACGGCATTCCTGTCTTTTTTGTAGTTTCAAGATTACTTTCAATTACATCGTGCATTAATGGTATGTCCGTTACACCCATCTGCATGATCTCTGCAAATGATATTCCTCCCCGCATGTACCAACATAACTCAAATAAATTTTTCTTAATGTTTTTGGCCTCTTGATCCATGCCTTCTAGTTTCTTAATAATTTCGGCATTTGCCAAGGTCAAGAGGCTAATGCGAAAAAATTTGATTGGTCAAACGTAAATGGGGTTTCGTATTCTTTATTACAATCCGGACAAGTAGTCTTTACTGTTTTGTTGGGCATTTGATCGTTAATTGATGCTTGGTGCTTTTCAATTGTTTCAAATACACTGCGGTCACTATTAGTGATAAAGTCATCAATAAATCCAGTATTAGTTACTCTTGTTCCGTCTGGCAATAATATGTATTCAATACTACCAATAATATTCCTAACAGTTAGGCTAGTCATCTTTTGAAAGATCACGTTAAACTTATCCTGTTTTTGTTCAGAATCTAAACTCTCGTCATTAACAACCGCAAGCAAGCGTTGTTGTTCAAACACTTCTAGATTAGTAGCGTTTGAGCTTTTAAACGACTGTGGTTTTAATTTAATCTTAAGATCTTTAAATTCAATGGTTTCCTCGTATTTGCTTAAATCAACACCAACTTGTAGGAAGTTTTTAAGATCAATTTCATACTCACTAAATTCCTTGCATCCTGGACAAGTACTTGAGTAACCCATTTGCTCTCCATAACTAGCAATTCTAATACTAATTAATGCAGCGTCTAAATCAACAATAGGCATCTCCCAAGCATTTTTAATACTGGGAATACAGTGTTGTATAACATCAACAACCGCCTGTCCGTTCATCAGTGCATCAGGTGATTTTAAAATAAGCTCATCTCTAGTACTCATGCTTAACACTGGGAGTTCTCCATTGATAGGCATGTCAATAGCATTGACGCCGTAGTATTTTCCCTTGCTTGGTAATGAAAAATAAATCTGCGGAGTTCGCATGTAACTGCTTAGAGGATTGCTTTCTGGTTGTGCTTGCTGAGTCTGCGATAAAAAATCTTGCATATCAGTTGGATTTGTGTTTTCTTCGCTCAATTTGAGTAATCTCCTAGGGTAAATACAGTATACGATAATTTTCTGTACACATGTATTTATATGCGTACATAATGGGGATCAGAGATTTGGCAGTTACAGTTGACATACCTGGAGTTGGGACAGTAAACGCAGAAAATGCGGCTCAAGACTCGACCTTAAATGCAATCCTTGGAGCAATTAACGCTCAATCAAAAGGCGGAGGAGGCGGTTCTGCAAGTGGCGGTGGATTCGATGCGGCTAACCAAAAGGCTAAAAGTGCCGCCAGCGGATTAGGTGCGCTAGGTGGCGCAGCTTCTAGCACTGGGGATGCATTTAGTAGTGCAGGCCAGTCAGCCAGCAATGCCGGAAACGCCTTTGCAAATGCATCCAATCGAGTCTTTGCTACTTTCGGAGCGTTAGCAAGTCAAAGCACCAGTACAAGTGGCATGCTTAATTCTGTTGGACAAGGCATCAGCAAGCTAGGCGATGTAGCAAGTCATGCCACTAAGTCTATTCCAGTTTTAGGAACAATGCTTGGTGGTTTAGCAACAGCCTCCGCTTCAGCATTTGGATTATTGCTTGGCGTATTGTCAAGAAATGTAGAACAGTTTGAGAAAGTTTCGGCGTCAGGTGGAAGTTTCGGCAATAGTTTAATGAAGTTTAGAGAAATTTCTAACCAAGCTGGGCTTAGTACTGAAATGATGGCAAACGTTGCTCAGAAAGCTGGCGACTCATTATCTGCGTTTGGTGGAACTACTGAAGCAGGTGGTAGGATATTTGCTAAAAATAATAAGTCAATGCAAACTGAATACGGCGCACAAATGTTGCGTATGGGCATTGGGTTTGAACAGCAAGGTGTTATGTTAGCTGAATTTATGGGTGACTTAGCAGCCACTGGTCAAAACATGGATCAATTAGACACTGGTGAGCTTAACAAGTCTTTTATGACACTTACTACTCAACAAAAACAAATGGCACAATATAACGGGGTTACGTTAGAAGCAGAGCGTGAAAAACAAAAAGCATTAAAGAAAGATGCCCAGTTACAAGCGGCCTTGTTAGATCTTCCACCCGAGCAACGTAAAGCTGCTGAGCTAATGATTGCCCAGGCAGAAGACATGGTAGCTGGATCTGGGCAAGCTATTAAAGAAATGTTCCTAACTGGGGGAGATACATTTACTGCTGAGTCAAGTGCATTATTGGGCGAACTTCCTGGTTATGAACAAGGGTTAAAAGACACTATAGCTGGTATTAAGAATGGAAATTTAGAATTTACTGACTCGCTTCATGGAGCCGCGGCCACAATAACCAAAGGACAATTGAAAAGTATACAGGAAATAGTTAAAGCTAGTGCAATGGGTGCAACTGGGCCAGTAGTTAATGCATTTTCGGGCGCATTTCTATCCGTAGAAAAAACTATTAACAAAGTGGCAAACGATACCATTGGTAAAATAGGTAAAGATACTGAAAGTTTAAAAGAAACACCAAGTGAACTTGATGATAACGCTGTTCGAATGGCTCAAGCAGCAAGGGATTTAGCAATATCAATGGATAAAGCCGTAAGTGGAGTAATGACATCTAGTGCGTTTAATACAGGGTTAAATTTTGCCACCCAAGCAATTAACGGTTTAGCAAATGCGACTAATGCTATTACTAACACATCTGATTCTGAAAAATCGTTTTTTGATAGAGTAGGCGACGGTATTAAGAACTCAGTGGGAAATTATCTTCAAACAACCGAACCCATGGATCTTACTAAATCTGCAACAAAAGGCTTTCAGGACGCATTCAAATTAGGAAGCCCCGGACAAGCCAGCCCGGCGGTAATCCCCACGCCTGATGCCGCTGTACCAGCTGATGAATCAGCACGGTCAACAGTTTCAAGAGATGCTCTGCCAGATGTAACTAATCCGCAAGCAACTTTAGATGCCGCTACAGCAGCATTTCAGACGCATGATGGCGACAATGCTCTAACTAATGCCCAAGCAATACCAGATGATGTTGCTGAGGCAATGAGATCCACTCCTGCGTTAATACAAGAGCTAACTAAGCAAGTTAGAGAATCAAGTGACAATAATGCGAAAGTAGTTCAACAAGCTATAATGAATCAATAGTTAAATTAAATTAGGTTAAATAACATAAAGGTGCTATAATAAGTCATGTCCTGGAAAAAACATTTTAAAACAGTAAATTTAAGTCCGCTAACTAATGCTGCCTCAAATTCAGCCGATGCTTCTGCAAAGTATAGCAACTATGCTAGTCACTTACCAGAAGTTTATACTGGACACACAAACCGTGTTCAACGTTACAGTCAATATGAAAACATGGATGTTGACAGTGAAGTGAACAGTGCATTAGATATTCTTTCAGAGTTTTGTACACAAGTTAACGTAGAGAACGGCACAGCGTTTGACATTAAATGGAGTGAAGCACCCAGCGACAATGAAATTGATACTATTAAAAAACAATTGCTTAATTGGAATAACTTAAACGAATTTAACAAACGTGTTTTTAAGATCTTTCGCAATACACTAAAGTACGGAGATCAGGTGTTTATACGTGATCCTGAAACGTTCCAATGGTCCTGGGTTGAGATGACTGATGTTAACAAAGTTATTGTTAATGAAAGCGAAGGCAAAAAACCTGAACAATATGTTATTAAAAACATTAACCCTAATTTTGAAAACTTAACTGCCACTCAATTAACATCTGGTGACGATTATCATAGATCTGGTGATCACAAGCAGAGTGGGTATATACAAGCAAGCACTGTTTATGGTAGCCAAAGTTCAAGTTCAGGTAGATTTGATAGAAGCATTAATGAAACAGCCGTTGATGCTAATCACGTTGTGCATTGCAGTCTAACAGAAGGTCTTGATGCTAACTGGCCATTTGGTAACAGTATTCTTGAAAACATATTTAAAGTTTTTAAGCAAAAAGAATTACTTGAGGATGCTATTATTATCTATCGTATCCAACGTGCGCCGGAACGCCGTGTATTCTACGTAGATGTTGGTAACATGCCAGCACACATGGCCATGGCATTTGTTGAGCGTGTTAAAAACGAAATACATCAAAGACGTATTCCAAGCCAAACAGGCGGCGGCTCGAGTATTATGGATACCACATATAATCCACTAAGCACTAATGAAGATTACTTCTTTCCACAAACGGCAGAAGGCCGAGGGTCAAAAGTTGAGACGTTACCAGGCGGAACTAATCTTGGTGAGATTGACGACTTGAAGTACTTTACTAATAAATTATATAGAGGATTGCGTATCCCTAGTAGCTATTTGCCCACAGGTCCAGATGACAGTGCTCAACCATACAGCGATGGACGAGTTGGCACTGCACTTATACAGGAACATCGCTTTAACGAATATTGCAAAAGACTTCAGCGTTTAGTTGCAGAGACATTTGATCGAGAGTTTAAAATGTTTCTTAAATGGCGCGGGTTCGAACTAGACAACTCAAGTTTTGAACTACGCTTTAACGAACCACAGAACTTTAGCAAATATCGTGAAACTGAAATGGATGGTTCTAGGATTAGCACATTTACCCAACTCGAGGCTTTCCCATACTTGAGTAAACGTTTCCTATTACAGCGTTATTTAGGAATGTCTGAAGAAGAGATGAGCGATAACACTAAACTTTGGAAAGAAGAAAACATCGAAGCTCCGACAGCTGATGTTCCAAATATGCGCAGTGTAGGTATTACCCCAGGCGGAATAGAAACAGACCTTGAAAACTTTGCACCAGAAGCACCTCCTGAAGAGGGAGTTGATGCAGCAGGTGGCGGTGAAGAAGGCGGCGACGGTGCTCTAGATGCCGCTGGTGTTGATAGCCCAGTTCCAGAGCCAGCAACTCCTCCAGTTACGTAATAAATACAGTAACAAGGAGACTACTGTGTTACTTAAAGATTTTGTTACTGAAGACGAAGATAACCCTAGGCATGACAATGCCCGGGATTTAAGTCGTGCTGAAAAGCCCGATACTCGTAAAACTAGACTTACCCTTGAACAAATTTCTAGACTTCGCAAACTTCGTGATGTAAAAACATCTGAGTATCAGGATAGCCTTGGTGATATTAAAACACAATTTGGAGCTCCAGCGCCAGAAGTTGTCTAATATCTAAAGAAAATCTCCTTAAATTCCCAAAAATTACCCTTTTGGGGCAAAAATGCCCTGTTCGCCACTACATATTAACTATGTAGTTAAATAGTTTATAATGCCTTAAACATATACAAGGAGTCTTAAGCATGTCCGACAAATTTAATGAGCTAATTGAGCTTATCATCTCAGAAGAGACCGATCAAGCTAAAGAACTTTTTCACGAAATTATCGTGGACAAGTCCAGAAGTATTTACGAATCACTAATTGACGAAGAAGAAGTAGTTGATGAAGATGAAGAAGTTGATGAATCTGAAGAAGTAGTAGAAGAAACAGACGAAGAAATTGACGAAAGTGATTTCGACGAAAGTGATTTCGACGAAGAACTTGGTGGCGATGCCGCTGAGGAAATGATTGACGATATTTCAGCAGACGAAGAAGGTCTTGCTCTTGAAGCTCACGACGGCGAAGAGGAAATGGAAGATCGCGTTGTTGATCTCGAAGATGCACTTGACGAACTCAAAGCAGAATTTGAAAAGTTAATGGGCGACGACGAAGGTGAAGAAGAGATGGACATGGGACCAGAAATGGACATGGACGAGCCAGAAATGGACATGGATCCTGAAGAAGAAGAAATGGACGAAGCAGAAGAAATGGACGAAACTTTTGTACGTGAGTACACAGAGAAAGCTCCTGCTGCAGTAACTTCTGAGCCAAGTAGCGTAAACAAGCATTCAACAGTTGCTAGTAAGAATGACATGGGCGGCAAAGCAGCTAGCTCAAGTGGTGGCGAAAATTCAGGATCAAAAGCAGCAACAGCAAAAGTTCATGATGCTGGTAACGTTAATAAGCCAGGTGCAAAAGTTAAACCAGTTGCAGCACCTAAACCAAAAGCAACAGCGTAAGATAGGAATCGTATATGAACTATCTTAGAGAAACCCTTACGTTCGATCAAGCGGGAATCGTAACAGAGTCTGCCAACGATGGTAAGGATCTCTATATGAAAGGCATTTGTATTCAGGGCGGGGTAAAAAACGCAAACGAGCGTGTTTACCCTGTTACTGAAATTTCCAATGCCGTCAAGCAACTCAACGATCAAGTCTCGACTGGCAATAGTGTGCTAGGTGAGGTTGATCATCCAGATGATCTAAAGATTAATTTAGATCGGGTCAGCCATATGATAGAAAGCATGTGGATGGATGGGCCAAACGGCTTTGGAAAATTAAAGATATTACCTACTCCAATGGGTCAATTAGTTAAGACTATGTTGGAAAGTAACGTTAAACTGGGCGTAAGCAGTAGAGGCAGTGGCGAAGTCAATGAATCTACCGGAAACGTTGCAGGTTTCGAGATTGTCACAGTAGATATTGTGGCACAACCAAGTGCTCCAAACGCATATCCTAAAGCAATTTATGAAGGATTGCTTAATATGCGCAATGGGCACACTGTACTTGAGATGGCCAAAGAAGCAAGTGGCAATGCTAAAGTACAAAAATACTTGAAGGACGAAGTAATGCGTCTTATCAAGGATCTTAAGATCTAGGAGACCAAAATGCTAGATGCTATCAAACCATTATTGGATAGTGACCTGATCAACGAAGAAACCCGTACTCAAATTGAAGAGGCATGGGCATCTAAGTTAGTTGAATCTAAAGAGCAGGTCAGAGTAGAACTCCGTGAGGAATTTGCTCAACGTTATGAGCATGATAAATCCGTAATGGTCGAAGCTTTGGATCGAATGGTTACAGAGAGCTTAACAACTGAGTTAGCTGAATTTGCAGAAGAGAAGAAACATCTTTCAGAAGACCGCGCAAAATTTGTCGGTCAAATGAAGGGCGTTACAGAAACTTTTGATAAATTCTTAGTCAAGCAGTTAGCAGAAGAGATAAATGAACTCAATGCTGACAGACAGGCCCAAGTAGAGCATGTCGCAAAATTAGAAGAATTCATTACAGCCCAATTAGCAGAAGAAATTTCAGATTTCCAACAGGATCGTCAAGATGTTGTTGAAACTAAAGTTCGACTAGTTAAAGAAGCACGTAGTCAATTTAAAACACTCAAGCAGAAGTTTATTGAAACATCTGCAACACTTGTTAAAGAATCCGTAGCCAAACATTTAAAAGCCGAGATCACTCAATTACGCGAAGATATCGGTACGGCCAAAGAAAATACCTTTGGGCGTAAAGTTTTTGAATCAATTGCAGCAGAATTTAGTGCAAGCTATCTTAATGAAAATCAAGAAATCAAAGAACTTAAAAAATCTTTGGAGTCAAAAGAAGCTAAACTAACAGAAGCACAAGTCGCAATTGCAGAGAAAGATCAACTTGTTGAGAGCAAGGTAAAAGAAATTAACATGATTACTGAAACAACACAACGCAAAGAAGTCATGAACAATTTGTTAAAGCCACTCAATAAAGACAAAGGCGCAGTAATGCGCGACCTTCTAGAGAGCGTTCAAACCAGCAAACTACAAGCTGCATACGATCGTTATCTTCCAGTAGTACTAGACGGCAAAGCTGCCCCAAAAGCTGAAAAGCAGATGGTTGCAGAAAGTCGTAAAGTAGTTACAGGTGACAAAGAAGTAAAACACCAAAATACTAAGTCTGATGACACTAATGTTATTGAACTTCGTAAATTGGCAGGCTTAAAATAAACGTATCTAGGAGACAATAAAATGTCAGACGTACTATTAGAAGGCCGTTGGGGCGCAACAAAAGATGCTCTTCTAGAAGGTCTAGAAGGCAACCGCCGCAGCGCAATGAGCGTTGTTTTAGAAAACACACGCAGCTACCTATCAGAAGCAGCAACATCCGGTGCTACAACTTCTGGTAACATGGCAACACTAAACAGAGTTATTTTACCTGTTATCCGTCGTGTTATGCCAACAGTTATCGCCAACGAAATTGTTGGTGTTCAACCAATGCAGGGCCCAGTTAGCCAGATTCACACACTACGTGTTCGTTATGCAGAAGCAGCAGACTCCACAGCGAGTTCGCCGTTTGATACAGACGTACTAGCAGGTGATGAAGCACTTAGCCCATTTAAAATTGCTACAGCATATTCCGGTAGTTTAACTACTGGTAAAGCTGAAACCACAGCAGGCAAAGAAGGCGGCGGAGGAAAGAAAATTTCCATCCAAATCCTCAAGCAACCTGTTGAAGCAAAAACACGTAAGCTACAAGCTCGTTGGACATTTGAAGCCGCTCAAGACGCACAGTCTATGCACGGTATCGATGTTGAAGCAGAAATCATGGCCGCTTTGGCACAAGAGATTACTGCTGAAATCGACCAAGAAGTTCTTGGTTCCCTTCGTTCACTCGCAGCAACAGAAGAAACTTTCAACCAGGCAACAGTGTCCGGTACAGCGACTTATGTTGGTGATGAGCATGCAGCACTTTCAGTGTTAATTAACCGTACAGCAAACAAAATTGCTCAGCGCACACGTCGTGGCGCTGGTAACTGGGCAGTTGTTAGTCCTGAAGCACTTACAGTACTTCAGTCCGCTTCAACAAGCGCATTTGCACGTACAACAGAAGGTACTTTTGAAGCACCAACAAACACTAAGTTCGTTGGTACACTCAATGGCGCTATGAAGATTTATGTAGATTCATACGCTGCTGATTCGACAGCAGTACTAGTTGGTTACAAAGGTTCAAGCGAAACTGATGCAGCGGCATTTTATTGCCCATACATCCCACTAATGAGCAGTGGAACAGTACTTGATCCGTCGACTTTCGAGCCAGTAGTTAGCTTCATGACACGTTATGGTTATGTAGAGCTATCCAACACAGCGTCATCTCTTGGTAACGCCGGTGATTACTTGGGCGAAGTTGCAATGTCAAATATTACATTTAGCTAATATCTGATATTTGTTAAGGCATTAAGGGGTGGGGATTAATTTTCCCACCCTTTTTGTTGACTAATAAGTATTATTATGCAAATATCCGCTAGACGCCCGTGGGACGAGGATTTCTATGAAATACTAAAAAATATAATTCCTCACTTGCCTACTAAACATATATTTTACTATAACCATAGTGGCAATGATATAGACGGAAATAAGGATATATTATTTTTTAAAGATTCCTTAACAGTTATATTCAGTTTAGATCTAACACATTATAAAACTAGGCAACGTATTATTAATGAACTGGAATCATGTAATGCTAAACTTTGGTGGATAGGCACTGAGCCAAATGCGTTTAATCATCCATCCATTGAAGTTATATGGTGGGGATCAGAATTTATGCTACAAGCTGATCAATATTTGCAATTAGATGATATTGATAAATCTCCTAACGAAAATAGTAATCATTGGATATCTTTAACACTTGGTCCTAGACATAGTAGGGTATATACAGCGGCATGTCTTATGCACTATGGTAATTTAGAACGAGGCGAGATGAGAATTAAAACACACTTGGCTCAAGAGTTTAATACATTATCAATGCTAGTAAAAAATGGATGTTATTGGCCTACTCCGCCCGATATAAAACTTGAACCAACTTATAAACAATTGCTTAGTCAGCCCTGGTGGGGTAGTCAGTTCTTTAGATGGAATACTTATAATAAGTTAGGACATTGTAACAACGCACTGAATTTTGATCATTATCTACGTAGCCTTTATTCTACTACAATGGTAGAAGTAGTTAATGAAACGTCTATTGCGGACGAGGAAACAGGAAATCCAGCGCCAGTGTTTATAACAGAGAAGTTTGCAAATAGTGTTCATGCTTTGCATTTTCCTATTATGTGTAGTTCCGCAGGAACAGTAGAGTTCTTAGAAAGTCTAGGATTTGATATGTTTAGAGATACTGTTGATCATAGTTATGATATTGTTACTGACCCTACAATGCGTATACACCAAGCTATACGAGACAATGCAATGTTGCTTAATGAATATGATACAGTGTATAATCTATGGAATAACAATTTACCAAGACTTATTGCAAATCGTGATCACTTGCGTAACATGCTATCTACGTTTACAGAAATAAATCTAAACACTGTTATAAACAAAATAAATAATATTTTATAAGATTATGTCTGAATTTGCATTTATATTAGGTAACGGAAAAACTAGGTTAGATGTAACTCCTAGTGAATTGTCTGCATGCGGTCGTGTATATGCTTGTAATCGAATATATAATGAATTTACGCCAGATGTATTAGTAAGTACTGATGCCGCTATGGCACGTGAGATACAAGAGTCAGGATATTCAGAGAATAACTTGCATTATACTAGAGAAAGTAATATTATACGTGGAAGCGGTGC